AAAATAGAAAATAATATGAAAGTAACAAAGAAAGATATTCTAAGCATTAAAGCTGGTTCTTCCAAAGTAATGCAGCTGGATTCTTACAAGGATTGCGTCAATGCAAGAAGCTACGCCTATCAATTAGCTTTTACTGATCCCCGTGAAGACGTTGAAAGATATTCAATATCCATCGACAAAGATAAAAATCAGATAACCATCGAAGCAATAAAGAAATGAACCGTTCAGAGGCCAAAATGATTGCAGAAGAACTGCACAAGTTTATTCGCAATGATGTGAGAAAGGCTGTAACTGAAATGGCGACTGCTGAAACCGAAGAGTATTTGAATGCCAAACAAGCTGCTGTATTTCTCGGATGGAAGTTGCAAACCTTATACAATCGAATACATGATATTCCTCACACCAAAAATGGCAAGAGTCTCATTTTTACCAAATCAGCTTTGAGAAAATTCATGGAAAGAAAATAATCCCGGACGGATTTGATCGTCTTTCCGGGAACTAACAAAACGTTCTTTGACATATTGTATAGTCTGAACAAATAAAGACTTTAAACAAGGTTTACTGCTTATCTAAAGGGCGAAATAGACCGACAAAGTAGCCAAAGCGGATTAGTGAAAAGAGTGTGAATACGGACTGCCAATAAGAGGATGCAGCACATGAATCACTAAGTTATCAAAAACAACTTATATTATGACAAAGTAAACGTAGGGCGTTTATAAATACATTCTTAACTGAATAGATACTTTAAATGATATATATACCCGTGCTTCGCAAGAAGCGGTCACCGCTAAAAAGCTACGGCCAACAATCCATCGGAACGCGGACGGGAACACATTTTAAATGCTAAAAGTATGAAAGGAATTACAGAAATGACCGAGCAAGAGATTCTTGCGTTAACGGAGGAAGATGTACAGAAATTGATTAAACTCCGCATGATGGAGGAAGGTATCAAAATTATGGATAAGCCGGAGGTTCCCGAATTGTTTGAGATTGAACCAGCCGATTTGAAAATGTTCACGATCCCATTTTTTGAAGGCTACGCTTTTACAGATATGGAAGAAGCGAATGCGGTAGCAGAAGCATTACGTAATGCGAAAACCCTTCGCAAAGTTGAATACGATTGGAACAAACTCGGAAGCGACTACAAATACCTCGTCAAGAAAGATAAATACAATTACTCTATCAAGCCAGACTTTGAGGTTAACTGTAGCTTTGTGTATTCAAGTGAACTATACGAAAAGATTTCCAACTTTGCCGTACAGAACAAGGTTATGAAAGAACAAGCGGCGAAAGACCAAAAGGAATATGACGAGAAGATACAAGAAGCGTCCGGCATTATCTCGGAGATAAGCGGACGGGTTAAGGAGGTCAAAGTTAAGTATGAGCGATTGAATAGGCTTACTTACAAATTCGCCACAGACTATTATCCCCTTTCCGATCATAACGAGGATATGGCAATGAAATTTATGGCTAAAGCCTATTCTTTTACAGATGAAGAAAAAGAATACATATTACAGAATTACAAAGAATGACTATCCACAAGTGATGAATAAGTTTTTTAGTTAGTTATTGGCTCCTTGCTTGCGAAAGTAGGGAGTTTTTTGTAAAACTCTAAATCCATTATATGAGTAATATAGAAGATACAATTTACAATCTGCCAAATGACGAATATCACAAGGGAGAAAGATTTAAAGACTTCCTAAGTAGTACGCAGATTAAAGATTATATGGTGTCCCCAAAGTTTGCCCGATACAAGGCATTACACCCTGAAATGTTCGAGATCAGTATTGAAGCTTCTGAAAAAGGCTCGCTGTATCATGATGCAATGGAAAGCCTTGTTAATACTGGAACACTTGACAAATGGAGAAATAATCTTCTTGTATTTGAGCCACCTATAAATCCTAAAACTGGCTGTCCGTATGGACGAGACACTCAAAAATATCAGATTGCACTAATAGAGGCCAAAGAGTCAAATCCGGGTAAAACATTGACAAGCACAACCGATATGCAATTGGTTGAAACAATGGTTTATGAGCTTCTTAACAATTGTCGGGACACTTCCAAGCAGATCAGGCAGATATTAAAATGGGGGAAAGCCGAAGTCAGCCATTTCGTTGAATACGAAGGATGTAAGTTCAAATATCGCCCTGATGTGGAAACGGCCAAAAAGATTATTGACTGGAAAACATTGGCGGTTGATGATCTTCATGAGGAAACAGTTAACCGGACTATTGCCAAATTTCATTACGGTATTTCGGCAGCCTTCTACCAGTTTTTTGAACATGAACGTACTGGAGTATGGAAAGAGTTCTATTGGGTTATGCAACAAAAGACAGCTCCCTATGACGCAGTATTTGTCAGTGCAGCAAACTGGGCTTTCCATTTGGAAGACGGAATTGTGAAAATGGGTGCAAGTGCATTGGCATTCAAGAAATTGTTAGACCAGCATGTTTACTGTACACAAAATAATGATTTTGACGGTGCACAGATATTTATTCAGCCGGGATTCAAAGGACGAAGAATAATGGTGCCTGACACACCTGCATTTGAAAAGAACAAGATGTTTAACTTTTATAATAATCAAGAACAATGAGCAAAACAGAGAATCAATCCCCCCAACAAGGGAACTTGGGAATGGAACAACACAATGTTCCTTCACCAACAAAAACAGAACCGGCCTCCCCAACACCTTCCACACCACAACCGCCCGTTCCTTCTGCCCCACCAGCCTTTCCGGTACAACTGAAAGGATTGGAAAGCTGTTTTATCTCCCCTAAAAAGGCATTTATAGCAGCTGGCGGCACTGAACAGCAATTTGCCCGTGAAGTCAATTTCGCTATGCAGGCAATGTTAAATAATCCTTATCTGATTGACTGTGCCCGGCAATATCCCGATCATCTTGTCGAAGCAATCAAAAACGTTTCTCTCACCGGTCTGACACTCAATCCTGAATTAAGATTGGGGTATCTTGTACCGTACAAAGGCAAAGTGAAGTTCCAAGCTTCATATATGGGGAAAGTTGATATTTTGATCCGCACCGGCGTTGTAAAAGATATTTATTCTGATTTGGTTTATGCTAATGACGAGTTCAGCATGACAAAAGGTACCGGTGGCACTATCATCCACAAACCCAATGTATTCGGAGAACGTGGTGATCTTCTTGGAGGCTACTATTTTGCAGTCTTGACTTCCGGTGTTGTAAAATTCGATGCAATGCCCAAAGCACGTATTGAAGAAATAAAAAGCCGTAGTGAGGCTGTCAAGAAAGGCAAGCAATCTCCGTGGGACACAGACTTTGAAGAAATGGCTCGAAAAACAATCGTGAACTGGGCTTTCAAATTCCTGCCCAAAACCGGCATTTCAGATTCCATGATTAAAGTTCTTGAAACAGAGAGCCAGTTGGATGATGAAATGTTTGAAGACTGGAAAAAGGCACAAGGTCAGAAACCGGACGATTTTGAGGAAGACGATACTCCATACGCAGAAGAAGTCAAGTAATGGATTCATGTGAGAAAATTAGTAACAGTATCACAGCGGCTAAAGAGCTAATTGAAAATGAAGCACGTTCTTTGGCCGCTTTACACAAGGCAAAACAGCTTGAAAAAAAGCTTCGTAAATCCGGTAAATTATTTCGTATTCCTACAATAAATGGAATTATAGAAACAACCTGCCCGGAAAAATATATCGAATACAATAACCAATTTAAAATCAAGTTAAAATGAAAACAGTAACAGTTGAAGTGCCCGAAGGACACATGGTAAAAATCGTGAAAGAAGAAAGTATGCAATCTACCCAAAAAGTTATGGGGGGGGGGGTAAATTTGAGTTTGAGGGTGAGACATTCATCCCCGGTGACGTAATTATCAATCCAAATCGCGGAGGAGGCAGCATGATGATTCTCTCTGAAATTAGAGAAGAAAGACTACTTCCTTTTTTACCAGCAATAAAAGTGCCTTTCGGCCTTGTCGCCTATGTTCCTTCCAATGATGAAGGTGACAGAGTTTTTGTAAAACCCACACCCGAAGCAGGTATCGGAGGCATGAAGGGATTCCGTAAAGCTACGGAAGAGGAAAAGGCCAAAATGCTCGCTGCCATGAAGGAAGAAAAACATTACTCCTTCAATTTTGAGAAGTTACAGCTTGAATACATTCCGACTATCGGCGATGTTGTTATTGTATGGAGTGATAACAAAAAAGATGCGGTAGTCGGTGTTATGAATGAAATGGATAAAACAGTCAGGCCATACAAGATAAATGATGGTACTTGGTATGGGAACTGCGACAAGTTCGTTTCAGAAGAACAATATAAAAATTTGATTGATGGGAAAGAGTAAATCTAAATCGGGGGGGCGAGAAATTACACTCCCCTTCTCACAGCTCGCCCAAAGGGAATGAGCTACCAAGAATATCGTGAACGCAGAGCCTATCAGAACGCATGGTTGAAAGAGCGACTGAAAGGCTTTATTTGTTATGTATCGTCTGAACTGGTTGTATATGACAAAATAACGGGATTACCCCGATTATTCAATCATCGTACAGATGATATACACAAAGCAAACATAAGGACTAACCCACAGCCATTTGTCGGTTCTGCCCGATATGGCTTAAAACCTTTATGATATGGATAAAGAACTATTTAAAGATAAGAATCCATTGCTTCGCAGGCAAATGTTGGAAGACAATTGCGCAGCAGTTGAAAGAATTACCTATACTTCTCCTTTCAGCGAGGAAGAAATGGGTGAACGGAAAACGGAGTTGGCAAATATTGACCTTGACATGGCCGCACTGGAAGAAGAAAAGAAAGCTTTCATGCAAGCATACAAGGACAAACTGAAACCTAAAAAGGAACGTAAAAAAACGTTGCTTACCGATATAAAACGTGGTTATGAGGAAATTACAGATGAATGCTTTAAGTTTATGGATCGTAACACCCGTACCACCGGATATTACAATGGTAATGGCGATTTGGTTAAAGAACGTCCGATGGAGGCACAAGAGATGCAAAAAACAGTCTTCGAGGACATGGAATCTACTGGTACGGAGGGATAAGCTATGAGGAAAGAAGAACTTATCAAGCAAGTAGCCGAATCAACCGGTATCGCTATTTGTGAAGTCCGAACTGTCATAGAGGCAGCACTGAAAGAGACCGTGGATGCAGTGGCTAATGGAAAGACTCTTTATATCAGAGGTTTTGGTACACTGTCACCCAAGCACTATAAACGAAAAGTTGCTCGTAACATACACAAAAACGAGACTATTGTCATAGCGGAGCATTATACTCCACACTTCAAACCAGCCAAATCGTTTAAAAACAAAACTAAAAAATTGTAGAACAGCATGGAAAACGAGAAGATGCAAGTGAACTTTGCTCCGGGTATTACCGAAGCAACCCTTAGAGTTATTGAACTTCACGAAGAAAATGAGTTACCGGTACTGGAGCCTGATAAGGTAGAGTTAGCCGGAACAATTGGAAGTGTTTATGAATTTCTCTTGAAAAGAATCTCTGAAAAAGAGCAGATCAATCAGAAACGTTGCTATATTCTTGTTGATCGAGAGAAAATGACACTTAAACTTGTCACTAATGAAACTGACAGTAGGAATAAAGCTACTGTAAGAGGTGAGTTGAAATACTATCCCAAGTTTCTTGAATTTGGTATCAACACAAGCAAGACATGGGAGCCGGTGCAGCTTTCAAAATTCTTCAAAATGAATCGTGCCTTCTTCAAGGATGCACAATACAACATGGAACTGGTTACAGTCCTGAAGAACTTCAAAGCCAGCATCGACTCAAAAGTGGAAAACTCCCGACAAGACAACGGTAGTCGCACCGACAATTACAGCCAAGTTGTCAACTCTAATCTTCCTGCTTCATTCAATCTTATTGTTCCGATTTTCAAAGGTCGCCCGGCAGAAGAAATTGAAGTGGAAATCATTGCAGATGTGGACGGGCGTAATATTCGATTGTCTCTTTGCTCTCCCGGTGCAGAAGTAATAGTGGAAGAAGAGCGTAATAAGGCCATTGACGAGCAATTGTTGTTAATTCGTAAATTGGCACCGGATATTGCCATTATTGAACAATAACAATGAAGTCTGTAAAGAAATACTGGAAGCCGGTACTTGTTGTATCGGCTTTCTTCATTGGCAACCGCGTATTCAATCACATAAATGCGTGGCTGGGAATTTCAATAATCATGCTGACAGTAGCATTTATAGTTTATAATATCATTAAAAAAGTAGAAAATGAAAAGAAAGATTGATTTTTTGATTGTGGCATTATTTGCCGTTGTTTTGTTCATTTCATGCGAAAGAGTTGCTCCCAATTATGCCGGTGTCCTTATGGAAAACTACGGCAAACAAGGGAAAGAGGATTTTAAAATTGTTTCCGGTAAGGTATCTACATGGGAATTAGGCACAGAACTTTTTCAAGTTCCGCTATTCGATCAGCGTGGAGAATTTGCCGAAGCTGTCACACTGAAAGCAGCTGATAATACGGAGTTCAAGGCACGTCCCACATATAGCTACAAAGTTATCAAGAACCGTGCCATTGATGTTGTCTTTGACAACAAGCATATTGGCCGTGGAAGTGATTTCATGTCTTCGTTAGAAGATAACATTTTGGAGCCTCGTATATATGATCTGATAAAAGAGGAAAGCCGGAAACATAAGACTGACAGTTTAATGGCTGATGGAGGCTCATTAGTGTTTGAGAAACGATTAGAGCAGATAGTTGATAAAGAGTTTAAAAAAAGAGGTCTGCAACTACTCACATTTTCTGCACAGTTGGAGTTTTCCGATAAGGTTCGCGAAAAAATTGACAGTAGAAATGAAGTAAACACCAATATTTCCGTATTGGATCAGCAAATTGAGGAACAGAAAAAACGGAATGAACTGGAACAGTTAAAAACCGAGCAGGCTCTAATTCAGTCAAGAGGTCTGACAAAAGAAATATTATATAAACAGTTCATTGACAAATGGGATGGAACAAGCCCTTTGTATGGTATTGCTCCTGAATTTCTAAAAATAACAAAATAATAATTATTAACC